TTATCCAACATTTACCATTCTTCTTGCAGGAAGACCTTGAAGTTCTCTAAGTACCTTGTTCTCTGCCTTAAGTTCTATAATCTGTTTTTCTAACTCTAACAAAGAACTATCAGAATCACTATGAGCCTCAGCTGTAGAGATTGCACCATTTATTAACTCTGTTGGTTTCACATCTAGAGCCTCAGCAATCTTCTCCACCATACTCAGGGACACATCACCACCTTCCAGGATATTAGCAAGTTCATTACGTGTCAATCCTACCTTTGAAGCAAATTCAATATTGCCAAGTCCCTTATCATTTATCAAAGATTGCAACTTGGTAGAATTAAACAAAGAAGTCTTCTTTGGTGAGAGATTGGCATAAAGCTCAAAGAAATTGTAATCAAGAGCCTTGCTAATCTCCATCAACTTAGCCGTATCTAGCGATTCCTTGCTAAATACTACCTTATTCACGTTCTGCTGAGCAATCCCCAGTCTTCTGGCTAACTCAGACTTTGAAATACCAAGCTCATTTACTCTTTGTTCAATAGCTAGGCCGATATTTACATTAAGTTCGCTCATAAATCCTATTTTATTTACATATTATATTAATAAACATAAAATAGTATTTAACTAACTTAATAATTAAATACTTTTGTATGTAGTTACATTCTTTTTTATTACTTTTGCACCGTAAAGTTAGTAAATAAATAAATAAGTACCAAATAAATTTGAAGAAAAATGAAGAATGAAGATAAAATATTTCCGGAATCGGCAAAAGCAGAGGAAGGATAAGAAGATAAAAAGGGAGAAGCCTGTGACCCTTCTCCCTTGAAATAGGCAAGCTAAGTTTAATGCTTAGATAAAGAAATGGAAAAAGTTACCTTTCTTAGGATAGATAATCTTACCACCCTTACGAATGTATCGGCAAAAAACTTCTTTCTTGCCATTTTCTGTTTGCAAATTATTCATTATGGAGTCTCCTCCTTTCTCGACCTTTACGACCACATCAACATGGTGTGGAGGTCGCTGCAAGAAGTCGGACTTGCAACGAAAAAGCCCTCGGCACAGAACCAAGGGCTAGTTTCTTTTCTCTTCGCAGAGCATTCCATAACAGACTTGTCTGCCGAGAAGGAGGAGACCTCCATGAATAATTTGCGCTGCAAAGTTAGTAAATAAATAAGTACCAAATAAATTTGAAGAAAAATGAAGAATGAAGATAAAAAAGTTCCCGATGCGCCTAAAAGGTTATGGGTTCAAACAAATTCTTTGATACACGACTCAGGCTTAATGTCCGTAGGAAATGTTTCATATGAAGAATATTGGATTGGGCACAAGAACAAGAAGCCGAAAGATTTGTACCCTTGGTGTTTAGAAAATGAGGTGGAATACATCAGCCTCAGTCAATCATGGCATAAAGCAAAGGAAGTTCCGGAACATTTGCACACCTTTATCATTGGTGTTTCCAAAGACTTCACTCATCCGGTTCTTATAGACTTTAAAAAATGCATGTTGCATAAGATTGGTGATGATTTCAACCTTAGCAATAAGATGAAATGGAACGTAATCATCCGCAAACAATTCCGTTTCGCTTACTGGGCTTACATCAAGGACTTAGTTCCTACCATAGAGTAAGGAGGCACAAAATGAAGAAGAATAAAGCTCTATTCCTCGATATTATGCTCAATAACAGATTTGTATGCACACTGAAATACATGTATTGTCCATTGTTCGCGATAGGATACGAGGAGTTATTAAAGTTTGTTCTCGATAAGAGACCGTCTTTGAAAGGCAAACCATTCAGAATAATGTTTTGAAACAACAAACGAAACAAAGCGTATGAAAAAGATAATGTTCAATGACCAGTACGGTCTCACCGAAGCAGTTCTAGATGGTCGCAAGACTCAGACAAGAAGAATCGCTTATAAAGAGCCTTTCAAGTATTACTGCAATTGCGGTTTCTTTACGGAAGGAAAAGACAAAGGCAAGCTCGCCATCAATGATGGCAATGAGATAGTGGCAAAGTCCACTTATAAAATAGGTGAAGTCGTGGCAGTCGCCCAAAGATACAGCGATATTCCGTTTATCGAAGAAATACACCCAAGTATAAATACTTCCGAAGGATGGTCAAACAAGATGTTTGTGAAGTCTGATTTGATGCCTCATCAAATCATGATTACCAACATTCGGTGTGAACGACTACAGGACATCAGCACCGATGACTGCATGAAGGAAGGAATCTTCTGTAGCCACATCGAAGGGGTTCATGATGCCTATTCATACGATGCCACTAACGATAGCAAACGTAAGAAATGGTGGTACAGAACTCCTATCGAAGCATACAAGATGCTTAGCTGTAAACTCCACCTCCATTGGGGCAGCAATCCTCTCGTCTTCGTTTACGATTTCGTTCAAGTTAAAACAATAATTCAATTCATATAATATGGCAGAAGAAAAATTACCACTCAGACCTCTGATCAGGGAATTGGCGCTAGGTCAAACCATCGACTTCCCTATCAAGAGAATGCTATCGGTCAAAAGCAGTTGCACTGATCTCGGTGCCATCTACAGCCGGAAGTTCAAGACCAAAATCAACCGGGAGAAAGAGATCATCACAGTTACAAGAACCAAATAAAAACAATAGTCATGAACGAAGTAGTACAAATCCAGTTTGCAGATAAGATGCTATCCTTTGATACATTCCTGTCAGCCATACGTAACGTTGTGAAAGAAGAAGTCTGCAAGGCTGTGGGTAAACGTCCGTTCCTCACACAAGCCAAGGCATACGACATCTACGGAAGAAAAAACGTAGAGCGATGGAAACGTGAAGGAAAGGTGAAGGATTTTGCTAGAGGCAGTAATGGCAAGATTACTCGCCACGAATATAAAGTATCAGAGCTGGAAGCCTGTGCCTGCCAAGTTCAAGACTATCTGTGTCCCAAATAAGATTTTACTTTTAGGATAGATATAAGGCTGATATTGATTAGTACAAATTATGCGAAACTATGGTAGGTAACAGTTGCTTTGCCCATTGGGGGCGATGTTCAAGTTATAACGTTTAAATTACTTAGTTCTGGGTGTTAATCAAAAAAGACTGCGAAGAAGGACTAAGCAGCCGGGCACTGGGTTCGAATCCCTTTACCTACCGCTATTATAAACAATATAAAAAGATAAAGTTATGAAAACAATTAAGATCATCTTCTGCATTGCCATCTGGCTAGTCCTTGGATGGCTCTGCCTCAGTAAACTCTCTCAGGGCATTCATGATGAGAACCTCATTTCACAGATGCCTCAGAGCACCTATGATGAGATAGTAGATACTCTTACCACTCGTAATGGCTTCCAGCCTACCGAGCATCAGATAGTAACTTACTATTATGAGCGATTCCAGAAGTAAGAGCTATGCAGCTCGCAAGTGCCTCCTGTGCAAAGATGGACGTAACTGCATCAATGGCAAGTTTTGCCTTAAGCACAAAAGATACGTGGAGCATCAGGAGAAACTGCCATGTGAATAACTATTTAAAATAAATAATTTGGAACAGAACAACAAACAGACGATAAGATTATGAGCTGGAAAGAAATGATACAGGTGGAACGTGGTGCCGATATTACAGAAATGGAAGCTCCTATACCTAGCACGATTGGAGAAGGCTTCACCTTCTGCCTTAATGGAAAGCAATATACCACAATAGGTGGATATACGAAAGGAAAGCGTGATGTGGAGTTTTACATAACTTCTTATATAGGTTATTGTGGTGGAGCAGAGCATTACTATTGTTCTATTAGTATTCCTGTGGAAAACAGAAACGGAAACACAACTATAGGAGGATACCATGGTGGTATAGAAATTCCTAACGAGTACCAGAGTTTCAAAGCGAGTATAGTCAGACCTCTTACAAAAGAGGAAGCGGCAGACACTGAAAGATGGGAATGGTACAAAGAAGGTGACATGGTGGAAGCATTTTGCTCACTCAAAGAACTTAATAAATGTATCGAAATGATCCGTCAGATTTTTCCGGAAGACAAATGGAATGTCGTGATTAAAAGAAATATTTAGCATAGCATCAGGAGAAACTGCCGTGTGAATGAAAAGTAGATTAACTAATAAACAGTTAGCAATATGGATAAACAAAAATTAGAAAGAGCAAAAGATATTGAATCTTTATTGTCCAAATTAAATAGTGTAGATTTTTGGTCGAGAAATAAAAACACTACTGACATTCTAGGAAATTATCTTTATCATTTATGCTACAGAGATAAAGAATTCGGTGGCAAGTTACACCAGCTTATTTCTGAAACTATAAATAGATTAAAAAAAGAGCTTGATGAACTTTAGTAGTAACCACCCTATCCTGCAATAGGGAGAGGGTAAAAAGAAGATAATATGGCAAAAATGAATGTAACAGAAAAGGACTTTAATGCATTTTTTCAAGCAAAAGAATCCCTTATGGCTATGTCTGGTACTTTAGATGAAGGCTTCGATGAAGAAGTTCATGCTATAAACAGGCAGTTCAAAAGTTTTGAACGAAGATACTTAAAGGCAAAGGAGGATAAGAAATGAACAAAGAATCAGAAAAAGCAAAGTCAGACCGCATAGCCAGGCAGCGAGAATACTATCTTAAGCATCGTGATAAAATGCTCGCCTATTCTCGCAAATACATTAAGGATCATCCCGAAAAGCAGAAGCTATATCGGGAAAATGCAGCCAAGAAACGAGCCAACGGCATTGGATATTATCAGAGATACTATCAGCGCAACAAAGAAAAATTGCTGGAAAAATCTAAGAGCTGGAGACTGAATCACCCCGAAAAGGTGAAGGAGTACCAGCGCAGATACTATCAGAAGAAAAGAGCAGCAGCAAAGAAAGAAAAGAAGATAATGCTGAATCCCGATATAGATAAGGCAAAATCCCTCTTCCGTGATCCTTCTAAGACTGTTCACCTACAGTGGCTCCTGGAACACAACAGAAACAAAAGTAAGCAATATGAATCACGCTAGTTTATTCAGCGGAATCGGTGGTGCTGAGGTCGCGGCATCCATGATGGGATGGCAGAACCTCTTCCATTGCGAGATACAAGAGTTCCCTCGCAAGGTGCTCCAATACTGGTTCCCAAATTCAGAAAGTTATGAAGACATTACCAAAACAGACTTCCATCAGTGGCAGGGAAAAGTCGATGTTCTCACCGGAGGATTCCCATGCCAGCCTTTTAGCGTTGCCGGCAGAAGAAAGGGAGAAGACGATAACCGCTATCTCTGGCCACAGATGCTACGAGCGATTCGGGAGATTAAGCCCACTTGGATCGTTGGTGAAAACGTTGCTGGAATCCGAACCATGGTGGAGCCCGGCCAAGAGACTAAAGTGGGACGCACAGGCGATCTCTTCGAAGAGAATTACATATACAGAGAGGAAAGCAGGTTCACACTCGAAAAAATCTGCCAAGAACTTGAAGCAGCAGGATATTCCGTCCAACCGTTTAATATTCCAGCTTGCAGTGTCGGAGCACCACATAAAAGAGAACGCATCTGGATTGTTGCCCACCGTGCAGACACAGGGGCTGAAACGCTGCAATATGAAAGGAAAAACAGAGTTCATGCCTCTAGATCTCCTTCCTACGCCTACAGCAATAGACCGAGGAAGTGGAAGAATAAACAAAAGTCCTTCTCCAGGTGCTGCAGAACGTCCAACCTTGGCTCTTGCCGCAATACAAGGACTCTTGCCGACTCCTTGCGCCACAGAAGCAACAAAGTTCACAAAGACCTTCAACCCAAATTCTCAGATGGGGAAAAGTCTTACGGCATTGGCAATCAGTGGAATGATACCTTCTCCATCTTCCAAAAAGAAGACTTCTGGAAAGACTTTCCAACTCAATCCCCTGTATGTAGAAGAAATGATGGGATTCCCTTTGATGTGGACCGCCTTACCATTTCTTTCCCTAAATGGCGAACAGAATCAATAAAGGCCTACGGCAATGCATGGGTCCCTCAGGTGGCCTACAAGATATTCCGGGCTATTGAGGCAGAAGAAAAGAAATAAGATAGTAAATTCTATATTCCAAATAAAAGAAACAGCAAATGAAAACAGATGGCTACATTCTTACTCCAGAGCTGCTGCAGTGGCGTTACTTTCATCGTCCGGTGGTGGTGCAGGTGCTCATCTACGTGCTCCTGTCTGCCACCCACAATGAGGCTTCCGCTGCTACGCTCTCCTTACGTCTGTTGGCTGATCGGCTCCATACCTCGGTCAAGTCTATCCGCTGTGCCATCGATGTTCTCATACAGGAGCGAATCATCACAAAATGCAGCTCTCCAAAAGCCTCAACAATAGTGTATGTTAACAGTTCGCATCCACTCTCCCACTGCATACTACCCTATCAAAACCCACTTGGGGCACAATCTGGGGCACTCTTTAGGGCACAGATAGGGGCACAATCAGGGGCACAGATTTTAACTTCGCAAGTTACTGATACACAAGATTGTGCAGCGTATTTTCAAGATAACAAGGGCACAGATAGGGGCACGATTAAGGGCAAAGATGGGGCACGCTCTAGGGCACACTCTAAACAAGGGGCACACCAAAAGGCACAGTCTAGGGCACAGATTAACAATCCCGAAACCCCTTTAAATAAAGGTGATTCCGAAGATTCTGCCGAAGTTGAGGGCACAGATAAGGGCAAGGGTAAGGGCACAGAAGTAAGAGGAAAGAAACAAATAAAAGAAAACATTTCCCCCGAACCCCCTATAAAAGAAAACAAACAAAGAAAGGAGAAAGCCCACACCCACACACAAAAAAAAGAAAAAGAAAAAAAGTCGTTTGATCCGGAAGTTCAGTTCTCGATTCCTAAGACATAG